TTGATAGCTTTGATAATATTATTATCTGTTTTGATAATGATGAGATAGGAAAAGAGTCAGCTAATAAAGTTGCTGAAATATTTTCACCTAATAAATGTAAGGTTGTATCTCTTGATTTAAAAGATGCAAATGAATATCTTAAAGCAGGTAAACGTGAACAGTTCACACGTGCATGGTGGGATGCTAAACCATTTACACCTGCAGGTATTGTCACCTATGATGATGTTGTTGATGACTTATGGGTAGAAGATGATGTTGAGAGTTGTTCATATCCTTTTGAAGGTATTAATAAAAAACTGTATGGTATGAGAGTGGGTGAGTTAGTTACACTTACATCAGGCACTGGTATGGGTAAATCAAGTTTACTTCGTGAGTTTGTTTATCATATATGGAAAAAGACAGATGATAAAATTGGTCTTCTCTTTCTTGAAGAAGAAAAGAAAAGAACATTCAGAGGTCTTGTAGGTATACATGCTAACAAAGAACTTCATAAACCTGAAGAATGGAGAAAACAAAAACCTGAAGACTTACGTAAATGGTCAGAAGAATTAAAAGGTGATAGACGATTGGTGTTGTTTGACCACTTTGGTTCAATGACAGATGATGATGTTATTAATCGTATACGATATATGGCTAGAGGTTGTGATTGTAAGTGGATATTTGTAGACCATCTGAGTTTAATTATCTCAGGTAGAGATGATGGTAATGAAAGAAAAGCTATTGATATTCTGATGACTAAACTTCGTAGCTTATGTCATGAAACAAAGATAGGTATGTTACTTGCATGTCATTTACGTAGACTTGATAATGATAAAGGACATGAAGAAGGTAAACAAGTATCTCTATCTCATTTACGTGGGTCACATGCTATTGCTCAGTTATCTGATGCAGTCATAGGTATGGAAAGAAACCAACAAGATGATGATGAGATAGCTAAAAATACTTCTACTATTAGAGTATTAAAGAATAGATATGCAGGAACAACTGGTGTTGCTTCTTACTTACTTTACTCTTCTGAAAATGGTAGGATGTCAGAAATTGAAAACCCATTTAAGGAGAGTGATAATGACTTTAAAACCCAGTAAAAAAGATAGAAAAAAGTTTGATATTGATTTGGCTTATGGCAAAGTTAGAGAAGACTTAATTAAAGATATGCTTCAAGATAAAAAGATTGAAGTTAAATCTGAAAGAGATGTCTGGAAAAGAACTGGTAATATAGCTATTGAATATCAATGTTATGGTAAGCCTTCAGGTATCAATGCAACTGAAGCTGATTATTGGTTTCATAATCTATGTGTAGGTGAAGATGTATATGCCACATTAGTATTTAAAACTGAGAATCTAAAAAAGATAATAGATTCTTTGGAAAGAAAAGTATCAGTTAGTGGTGGAGACCATAATGCATCTCGCATGTATTTAGTTAGTTTACAAAAACTATTTGATGTTAAAACAATTAAGGAGTATATTAGTTTATAATGAATATAGTAGTTGACATAGAAACAGATTCTTTAGATGCAACAAAGATTTATTGTATCGTTGCTAGAAATATGGAGTCAGGTGATAACTATGCCTTTGTTGGTGATGATTGCTATGATAAGTTCCCTAAGTTTATTGAGAAACATGCAGAGAAAATCGTAATGCACAATGGTGTAGGGTTTGATGCACCAGTTTTGAATAGACTAGCAAGAACTAATATCAGACTCCCCCAAATTGAGGACACATTAATAATGTCCCAACTATATAATCCTGAAAGAATGAATGGACATTCTTTAGATTCCTGGGGTAAGAGACTGGGTTACAATAAGATTGAGTTTCATGACTTCTCAAAGTTTACAAATGAAATGCTTACATATTGTAAAAGAGATGTTGAATTAACTCATAAAGTTTATAATCATCTGAAGTTAGAAGGTAAAAGTTTTTCTGATTATTCTTTGAGACTTGAACATGATATTCGTTCTATTGTTTCTAAACAAGAAAAGAATGGTTTTTATTTAGACCAACAAAAAGCTATGGAGTTAAGAGCTAAACTTGAAGACCAAGCTGAAGACATAGAAAAGAACGTACATAAAACTTTTCCACCTCTAAAAAGAGAAGAAGAGTTTGTACCTAAAGTAAATAATAAAACTCGTGGGTATGTAAAGGGTGTACCTTTTACTAAAGTTTCTTATGAAGAATTTAATCTTGCTTCAAGAAAACAAATAGCTGAAAGACTTATGATGCTAGGTTGGAAGCCTAATAAGTTTACAGATAAGAACTCACCTATTGTAGATGAAGGTGTCTTGTCTAAGATAACACATATACCTGAAGCTAAACTTATAGCTAAGTATTTATTACTTAAAAAAAGAACGTCCCAAATCTCTTCATGGTTGGATGAAGTTAATAACACAACTGGAAGAGTGCATGGTCGTGTCCTTACTTTGCGTTGTGTATCAGGTCGCATGAGCCATAACTCGCCTAACATGGCTCAAGTACCTGCTACATATTCTCCTTTTGGTAAAGAGTGTAGAGAAGTATGGACAACAGATAAACCTGATACTCATGTTATCTTTGGAACAGATGCATCAGGTTTGGAGTTGAGAATGTTAGCACATTACATTGATACTCCTGACTATACAAATGAAATATTAAATGGAGACATACATACAAAGAACATGAACATGGCAGGTCTAACTAATAGAGACCAAGCTAAAACATTTATCTATGCCTTTCTATTTGGTGCAGGAGCTAAAAAGATTTCAACTATAGTTGGCTCTAAAGATTTAACTTTAGGTAAAAAACTTATTGATAAATTTTTATCTGAATTACCTAGACTAAAATCTTTTAGAAGTCAAGTAGAAGAAGCTGCACAATCAGGTAAAGTTAGAGGTTTGGATGGTAGATTATTTAATGTTAGGTCTGCACATAAAGCAGTTAACACAATCATACAAGGTGCAGGTGCTATCGCTTGTAAGGTATGGTTGAGAAACATGATGAAACATGTTTATAAAAAAGGTTTGGATGTTAAACTTATAGCTTCAATACATGATGAATATCAGTTTGAAGTAAATAAGAATGACATACAAAGTATGGGGGAAGTTGTGAAACTGTCAATTAAAGAAACAACTGAACAGCTTAACCTTAAATGCCCACTAGATGCTGAGTTTAAAACTGGCTCTAGCTGGGCAGATACACATTAATTAAATTTTATTTTTAATATGTGTTGACTTGTATATTGTTATAGATTATAATTATATACTGAGATATTCGTAGTTAATACGAAGTTATAACAACCTTAAAGAAGGAGCATATATGCCAGTATTAAATGGTAAAGCTTATTGGGCATCTGTCGTAACACCAAACACTACGTTTGATGAAGATGGTGTCTATTCAATTGACCTTGCAGTTGATGAAGAAAATAAAAAGTCTGCAGTGGCTGAAGGTCTGTCAATTAAAAACAAAGGAGATGATAGAGGAGACTTTGTTACTATCAAAAGAAAAGCTAAAAGAAAAGATGGTAGTCCAAACAAAGCACCTGACATCATGGATAACATGAAAAGACCTCTTCAAAATACTTTGATTGGTAATGGTTCAACAGTAAATGTTTTATTTAAAACATATGAGTGGAGTCATAAGCCAACAAACAGAAGTGGTAAAAGTGCTGACTTACAAGCAGTTCAGGTAGTCAATCTTATTCCTTACGAAGGAAGTAATTCTGCTTCAAGTGCCTTCAAAGAAATACCTGAAGGTAATGTAACAGCTTCTACTTCAACTGAGTTTGCAGAAATACCTGTATAACTTAAATAATAACCTACAGATAGGGGTGTAGCTAATAACTCACCCCTATTTTTTCGTATGAAAAAGATTGATACTTTAGTTGAAGACATATATAAATCAATATCTGATGGCACTCAACCTTCAATGAAAGATATTGAAGTCTTTGCAGAAAATGTAAAGATTGGAGTTATGTCGTTGTTTGATAAACATTCTGAGAATAATAATTTAAGAATGTCTCAGATTGGTAAACCTGATAGACAGGTATGGTATCAGTCAAGAGACATAGAGAAAGAAAAGTTACCTGCATGGGCAAAGATAAAGTTTACTTATGGTCATATACTTGAAGAATTACTTTTATTAATGACTAAAACTGCAGGACATGAAGTTAAAAATGAACAGAAAGAACTTGAGATTGAAGGTGTATTAGGTCACCAAGATTGTGAGATTGATGGTGTTGTTACTGATTGTAAATCAGCTAGTGCTTATTCATTTAAAAAATTTTCTAATCGTTCTTTATTAAAGGATGACCCTTTTGGTTACATATCTCAGCTATCAGCTTATGCTGAAGCACAAGATAAAAAAGGTGGAGCTTTTCTTGCTATAGATAAACAAAGTGGAAGGATATGTGTAATGCCTGTCCACGATATGGAGATGATAAATGCAAAAGATAGGGTCTTACATCTTAAAGATGTTGTCTCAAGTGATGAAATACCTAGCAAGTGTTATGACGATATTGCAGATGGGAGTAGTGGTAATCGTAAACTTGATGTTGGCTGTTCCTACTGTGCTTACAAAGTTGATTGTTGGAAGGATTCTAATAATGGCACAGGACTTAGAAAATTTATCTATGCGAATGGACCAAGATACTTAACACAAGTTGCTAAAAAACCTGATGTACCTGAGGTAGAATTAAATGACATTGGTTAGTATTTTTGAATTACTTGCTGCCATAAGTGCAGTCATTACTGTGTGGGTGTATGGTAATAAAGATAATCATGCACCCATCTATGGTATGATTTCAAATGCTATCTGGATAACTTGGTCAGTATTATCATCAAGTTATTACATGTTAGTTATGTGTATTGTCTTTACTTGTTTACATATAAGAAACTATTTTCATATGAGAAATATAAAATGAAATTTAGAAGTGGTTCAGAAGAAAAGGTTTATAACTTTTTAAAAGATAATAAAGTAAAAGTTAAATATGAACCTGATAAATATAGTTATGAGTGGCATGAAATTAAAACTTATTGCCCTGACTTCCTATTACCTAATGGTACTTACATAGAAGTTAAAGGACGATTAACTATAGAGATGAGAAAGAAACATTTATTTTTTAGAAAATGTAATCCTAAAATTTTAATAAGGTTTGCTTTTGATAATCCAAATAAAAAGTTAAACAAAGGTGGTACTATGACTTATGCAGGGTGGTGTAATAAACACAACTTTGATTACTGTAAAATTAGTGATGGTATTCCTACACATTGGTATGATGCAACAATATGATAGTTTTTTTCAAACAGTTGAAAGTTATTTTATCAGTAGTACAACTGCTGAAAGAACTTTGTTTCTTGCAGTTATATTACAAGCATTGCTTGATGCCACACAAAAAGATTCTAATGATTTAGAAAGTTATAAATATAAACGTGAAGCTATACTTTGGTTTACTACAAAGCATGGAAAGAAGAAAGAGGATTTTGAATATATTTGTGAATTAGCTGATGTTGATTCCAACTATATGAGAAAGGTGGCTCTTGAGATATTAACATCAAAGAGAACCACATTTATACGAAGTCATATCAATGCTATCTTGACACACAGAGATAGTTATGATAGAATTAAAAATAAAAAAAGAAAGGGGAAATAATTATGTTACCAACTGAATACCAAAATTATATTGCAATCTCTCGTTATGCAAGATGGATTGAAAAAGAAAATAGAAGAGAAACATGGAGTGAAACTGTTGAACGATATGTTAGTTATATGCAAGGACGTTATGAAAAATTAACAAAGAAAAAATTAGATAAGAAAGAAAGAGATAGATGGGTTGATGCTATTACTACACTAAAGGTTATGCCTTCTATGAGAGCATTGATGACTGCAGGACCTGCCTTAGATAAAGATAATGTAGCAGGATTTAACTGTTCATATGTTGCTATTGATAACGTAAGAACCTTTGATGAAATAATGTACATACTTATGTGTGGTACTGGTGTAGGGTTTAGTGTTGAAAGACAATATGTTGATAAACTTCCTGAGATTGCAGAGAAGTTTCATACAACTGAAACAGTAATTAAAGTTAGAGATAGTAAAATAGGTTGGGCAAAATCTTATCGTGAACTTATTGCTATGTTATATGCAGGACAGATACCACAATTTGATATGTCTCTTGTCAGACCTGCAGGTGCTAAACTAAAAACATTTGGTGGACGTGCTAGTGGACCTGACCCATTAAGAGATTTATTTAAATTTAGTATTGAGACATTTCAAAAAGCCAGTGGAAGAAAACTCACAAGCATTGAGTGTCATGATATTGTTTGTAAAATTGCAGACGTAGTTGTTTGTGGTGGTGTAAGACGTTCAGCTTTAATTAGTTTGTCTAATCTTTCAGACATTAGAATGAGAGATGCAAAGACTGGTCAATGGTGGGACAATAATCCACAAAGAAGTTATGCTAATAACTCTGTAGCTTATACTGAGAAACCTGACATAGGTACATTTATGAAAGAGTGGGTATCTCTTTATGATTCTAAATCAGGTGAACGTGGTATATTTAATAGAGTTGCTTCACAAAAAATGGCAACACGTTCAGGTAGAAGAGATGGTGAATATGACTTTGGAACTAATCCTTGTTCAGAAATAGTTTTAAGAAATAAACAATTCTGTAATCTTTCTGAGGTAGTTGTAAGACCTGAAGACACTGAAAAAACTTTAAAAGAAAAGGTAGAGATAGCTACAATATTTGGTACACTTCAATCAACTCTATCAGACTTTAGATATTTAACTAAACAATGGAAAGATAATACTGAAGAAGAAAGACTCTTAGGTGTTTCTCTTACTGGTATCATGGATAACTTTATATTATCAGGTAGTGCTTTTAATGAAGCAGTTTTAAAATCTATGTTAATTAATTTAAAAGACCACGCAATTGAAACAAATAAAAAATGGGCAGAGTTATTAGGAGTTAATCAATCAACTGCTATTACTTGTGTTAAACCTTCAGGCACTGTATCACAATTAGTTGATTCAGCTTCAGGTATACACCCACGTTATTCACCTTATTATCTTAGAACTGTAAGAGCAGATAAGAAAGACCCCTTGTGTGACATGATGATAGATAAAGGTTTTCATGCTGAAGATGATGTAATGAAACCAAATGATACTAAAGTTATTTATTTTCCTATGAAGTCTCCAGTAGAATCAGTAATGAGAGATGCTAAATCTGCTATTGAACAACTAGAGATATGGAAGACTTATCAGTTATATTGGTGTGAACATAAACCTTCAATTACAGTTTATGTGAAAGAAGAAGAGTGGTTACAAGTTGGAGCATGGGTATATGAAAACTTTGATGTGATGAGTGGTGTTTCATTCCTACCACACTCTGACCACTCATATAAACAAGCACCTTATCAGGAAGTTGATAAGAAAACTTATCAAGAGTGGGTGGCTAAGACTCCAAGAAATATTAATTGGATGGACTTAACTCAATATGAAAAAGAAGATACAACTACTTCATCAAAAGAACTTGCATGTACTGCAGGTGCTTGTGAAATAGTTTAATTTTTTTGTTGACTTTATGATTAAAAAAATATATAATTATTTATTTAA